TGCATGAGGTATCCGTTAGTGTCTGCGGCTGTGAGAACATCACCTGTGGCGAATGTCTTGAAGCCTAATGGTGCTCCCATTTGATCTCCTTAGTAAGAAAGGGTGCTGGTTCCCAGCACTCCATATAATGTTGAATCAAGTATAAACGAATCTATGATTGGTTCAAGTGTGGTCAGAGTGGTCTTCCAAGCACTCGGCCGAATGTCATGTGACACGCCGAATACTTGCAAAGTCTTGGTTAGGGTGGATGACCCCGGTTGAGTTGTGGTTACAGTAATTGGATCAAAGAAGTCAAGATCCAAAGCGGCAGTAATGCCAGCATCGTAATTGGCAGTGTAGAGATCCAGAGTAACCGCATCGCAGCGGATTGAAGTTTCTTGCCTAGAGGCGACGAAGGCTTGAGCATTGTTTAGGGCTTCCGCATCTGTTTCCATGAGCAGGTTCTGCTCTTGATAAGAATGAAGGAAATACTTGTCAATCGAATTTTGGTTGAATGCTACTTGAGGACTGCCGCCAGTACGGGTAATGCTCGCTTTGTTAAAAACAAGAGTATCGTCCAGTTTCCATAAAGCGTTGTTGTACGAGATGCCAGTGCCATTGTCATTAAAGTCAACTGGAGTGCCAGCAACGCTTGATGAAGTAAGTTGGCGGTCTTGGAACACTAAATTTCCAAATCCGTCCATATACAAAGAACCATATTCGGTACTTGTGACTATCTGCATCGCTCCAAGAGAAGTTCTCAAAGTTCCGGGATCTGCTTGAACTGTGGTTTGACCAGCATCAATATCTCTCATGCCAACTGGCCAGCCAACTGCATCAAGTATCTTGCCAATTCGCGTGCCAGTTGTTTGACCAGCTGTGGCAGAAGCGACAGAAGTGATCTGAGCATTTTGAAAAAGTCTGAATCCGTCAACGGCTTGAATAGTGGTGTAGACGATTTCACCCACATCTTTAGGGGTAGTCGTATCGTATGAAGTTATGTAACCAGCAAAGATTGGGTAAGTAGTTCCGTTATAGCTGGCAGTAATGGTCACTTTACGCATCGGAGTTAGCAAATTGTAATAAGGCCCCGCTGGGTTCATTGGGTTAAAGTCGCCATTCTGATCAATGATCCGAAGGCTCATTGTGCCAGTCTGGAATACATCTGAAAGAGCTGTACGACCGCGTGTGGTTTTAATTGAATTAACTAGGCTAGACACATCGACTGATACTGAAGTGGTATCGGCTAAAGCATTAACTCCCAAAACGCCAGAATCAAGAATCATAGGCGAGGCAAAACCAGCACCTGTTGAAAAGTTGATGATTGCGTTGATTACTGGAAGTGTCATTATTACTCGGTGACTGTTACTGCGCCTGGACGATAGGTATTGTTTCCGTTTGTATTAGCAATCACTAATGCATCAGCAACAACTTTGACCATACTATCTTGTGTTAGTAAAGATCCTTCAACATTGACATTAACTGTAACTGGTGATTGTGGAATTGTATTCTGCAAATAACTTGGAAGTGAGAAACCAAAACCACCACCTGTTGAGCCACCTAGACCAGCAAAAGGATTATTGTTATTGGTTGCTGGTGGAGTTGGAGTTGGAGTTGGAGTTGAAACTACTTCAACTGGCACTGGATCTGGATTGTTTGTTTCTGGCTTCTTTGGATCTTCTGGAACTAAAATAACAACATCTGATGGCTCTTTAGGCACATTCTTTAGGCCGCCCAAGCTACTACCTAAAGACATTCCACCGATCTTTGTCAGAAGGCCAGCGATACCTTCAAGGCTAGATAGTGCGGCAGCGAATGGATCTATTGCTGGTTTGATACCGACAATTTGAGCATTCAATTTAGCAGTTGCTATCTGTGAGGCTTCAAGCTTCTTTTGTAGTTTGTCAGCAAGTTCATCATTTTCATTAACAATTGCTTGCTGTAGTTGCAAGCGTAGTTTTTCATCTTCTGTAATCTTGCCTTTAAGGGCTGCCGCTAATTGTATCTTTTCCATATCAAACATGGCAGATGCCTTGGCTAATTTATCTGACTTTTGTTTAGCAGCCAATGCCAATTTATCTGCTTTAATCTTTGTAGCAGCAGCAGCCTTAGCTGCTGCTATCCGTCTAGCCTCTGCTTCTTTTTCAGCTTTAATAATTGCATCTTGTTGTTTTTTTAATTCGTCTAATGATCCTGGAAAAAATAGAGGCCCGGCATTTTTTTGCGCACCTAGTTTTCCAAAATAAGTTAAGAGATCAATAATTGGTTTTAATAAAGGATTTAGTAACTTAAAAATGTCTGCTAAATGACCAAAGAATAATTCAAGACCTTTTCCTGCTAGAGGTATATCTTTCAATTTTTGAATAAACAACGCCATGCCTACTGTTATATCTGCAACATTTTGTGCAAGTTCAGTAAGTTTATCGGTTACGCTAACCATGCCACCGCCTTCACCTGAAAGAATGTTAAAGGCATCTACAAGCCCTTTGCCTATCGTTTCCTGTGCTTCACCTGCCGCGGTTGTAAGTATTTTTAACTGACCAGAAAATGTTTCAGCATTAGTAGCTGCAGATCCTTTGAAAGTGCTTGCAAGTTTAGCGGTCAAACTTTCTAAACTCATTGTTTTTAATTCAGCTGCAGTTAAACCTAATGAATACTTTTTCAAGCCTTCAGTATTACCAGCCTGAGCAGCCGCTAAATCGGTTATAACTGTATCTAAACTTTGACCTGACCCAGCAGCTACATCCAACGCAAGGGTTAATAATTCTTGTGACTTAGAAACTGAGCCAGTTACCTGCAAAAGTTTCTGCATGGCTGGCCTTAAATTGTCATCCACCTCACCTGTAGCTGCAGATAGTTTTGCAATAAATGATTCGACTGCAGGATTTTGAAATTCTAATCCTAAATTTTTCATTGTGTTAGCTAAAATTGCAGCAGACTTCTCATCTTCTGCAAACGCTTTTACGGCGGCTTTGCCAAAATTTATAATTGCTGTAGCTGAAAACGCTACGGCTAGTTTCTTGCTTAAAGAACCAACAGCACTTTCTAAACCGCTGGTACTTTTGCCAGCTTTATCAAAGGCTTTTTTGCCCGTAAATTCGGACGCAATGTCAATTACTACTGATGGATTAGCCATTAGTTATACCCCACTGCCGAATTAAATTTATCTCTAGCTTTCTCGATTGCTTTAAGTACAGCAGCATTAGTCTTGCCGCCATCTTCTTTCCATGCGCGAAAGATTGCGCGGCCTTTCATCTTGCGAGATCGGCGGCCTCTACCTGTTTGATTATTGGCATCGACTATCTGACCATATTGATTCATGGCTTGTACAAATATTGATCCTGCTTCTGGGTTACGGCTTCGGCCTTGATTTTTATTTGCGCCTACTTTATTTGCACCAAAATCAGCATGACCAGGTACTTGCACTATAAATGATGCACCTTGTTCACGACCATTAGGGTTAACACGACCAGCAGTTTCATAGATAGCACCAGCAGCTGAAGCATTTTGAATACGAGCTAAAGATCTAAATCCAGATTTATTTGGTTTGCTTGGTGAAGTTTTATAACCAATGCCACGCTTGGCTGCACTGCTAGACCATTCAGGGAATCGACCAGTAACAGGAGATTTACCCCACCCCGATAAAGGTGCTTGTGATGGGATAAACCCTTTTGCCTTAGCAGTAATTGGCTTTAATAATGAAGCCATTTCTTTTTGAGTTTCTTTGGCCAGATCAGGAGCAAACTTCTTCAATGCTTTACGAAGTGCGATTCCGCCCTTTACTTCGACTGGCATCTTTCATCTCCTTAGATCGATCTTTCATAGCTTGTAATAAAGCCTTGAACATTCTCGAATCAAGTTCGAGCAAGTCGTTAGGCGCGATCCGAGTCTCTAAACTTAATCTTGCGACCAAGTAAGTGAATGAATCCCGCCCTATAATTCCGGGTCATCATCTAGAACTTCCACTTTTGAAAGTGTGTCTAGAAAACCTGACCCGAAAGGCTTGACAGTTTCGCTAGTACCTTCACAGGCACGACGAAGACATTCCCAAGCCAGCCAATACACATCGCTCTGTTTTTCATCGTCACGAAAGGCTTTATGAAAACCTTTTTTGGCGTATGACTCGAATGCGAACTCGATCGATGGAGTTATCTGATGATCAGATACAGAGCCATCTGCCCTTGTGATCTTTAGCTTTGCCATTTTTTAGCCCTTTTCTTTAGTAGTTAGATTATTACCAAGTACCAGTTGATGCAGTTGCTGTCTTGCTGTTAGCAGTAAATGTGATGTCGATCATTCCTTCATCAGCGACGGCGCCTGCAATGTCGGTAAGGTTGTCAACCAAGATTGTGCCTGAGTAAAGCAAGTTAGTTGCTGATACAGCAGCTGATGAATCTTGGATTGCAGCCCATGCAACAGTTGTGCCATAAGCAGCCTGAAGTGTAGGCAGTACGCTTGCTGCTGCTGTGTCGTTCAAGAATGAAACTGTAAG